TGCCGATGCCTTCGCGCAGAAGGGAGAGGATGCGCGCTGGCATGTCGGCCTGATCGCGCAGCAGGTCCGCGACGCGATCGACGCGCGCATGGGCGAAGGGGAGGCCGTGCGTCTGGGGCTGGTCTGCTTCGATAGCTGGGAGGCCGAGGCGGAGGAACGCGACGAGGAAGGGAATATCCTTCGCCCCGGCCGGGACGCCGGGGACCGATGGGGGCTGCGTTACGAGGAATGCCTGGCGCTGGAAGCGGCGTGGCAGCGCAGGCGGATCGCGGGGATCGAGGCGGCGCTCGCCCAACTGAGCGGAGGCGGCGGCGATGGAGGGTGAGGCGCTGGGCGCGTTGCCGATCGGCGATCCGGGCGCGGCGCGCGCGCCATTGGCCTGGCCGGGGAGCTGGCTGGCGGGAACGCGGCCCGGCCAGACGCAACGCATGGATGGCAGGGCAGGCGCCACAAGACCCGAAGCGGCGGGAGGGAACAGGATAAGATGAACCTCTATCTCAAGGATCCGCAGGCGCGGATCGACCATGAAATCGACTGGTCGGCCTATCTGGCCGGTCAGCATGTGATCGCCAGCGCATGGCATGTCGGCCCCGGCGAGGCGGGCGGCATAGCAGTGGAGGCGGACGCCTTCGAGGAGCGGAGGACCAGCGTGCGGCTGAGCGGCGGCGTGGTGGGGCGGCTCTATTGCGTGACCAACCGCGTCACCTTGTCCGACGGGCAGGAGGATGAACGGTCGATCCATGTCCGGGTGGAGGAACGATGATGACGGCGCAAGGGGAAGCGGGCGCGCTGGCGGCTTCGCTGGCGGAACTCAAAGCCTATCTGCGGATAGCGATGAGCGATGAGGATGCGGTGCTGGCCGGGCTGCTGCGGAGCGCGGCGGCGCTGTGCGAAGGGTTTATCGGGCAATGGCTGATCGTGCGGGAAGCGCGTGAGACGGTTTCCGGCGATGGCCGCTGGCAGCGCCTGTCGGCGCGGCCGGTGGCGGCCGTATTGGATGTTCGGGCGGTCGATGGAGCGGGAGGGGAGGAGGCTTTGCCGCCGGAGCGCTATGCGATCGACATCGACGCATCGGGCGAAGCCTGGGTGCGGACGAGGGCCGTGAGCGACGGGCGGCGGCTTTGGGTGCGTTACCGGGCGGGCATGGCGGAGGACATGAACGGCCTGCCCGAGGCGATCCGGCAGGGGATCGTGCGGCTGGCGGCGGACCATTATGCGGCGCGCAGCGGAGAAGGCGCGGCGCCGCCGGCGGTGGTCAGCGCGCTCTGGCGGCCATGGCGGCGGATGCGGCTGGCATGAAGGGGGCGTTGCAAAGGCGCATGATCGCCCTGGCGGAAGCGGGCGCGGCGCGGAGGCGGGTCGCGGTCGTCGAGGCGATGGGCGAGGCGGGCGTGGCGACGGTGCGGGTGGACGGCGAGATCGTCCGGGCGTCGGGACGCGGGCTGATGGCGCGCTGGATGGATGATCCGGCGCTGCGCGAAGCGGGAAGGGGCAGGGCATGAGCGCGGAAATAGCGGTGCGCGCCGCCATGATCGCGGCGTTGAAGGGGGATTTGGCGCTGATGGACGGGCTGAACGGCCTGTTCGACGGCGCGCCTGATCGGGCGGCGGCGCCCTATGCCGTGGTGGAGGAATGCCAGGGCGCGGATTGGGGCGCCAAGGGGATCGAGGGACGCGAGGTGCGCCTGTCGATCAGCCTGCATGATCTGGGCGAGACGCCCGCGCGCATCGCGCCGCTGCTCGCGCGGGTCGACGCCGTCATGAGCGGGATGGCGGAGGCGGGGGACGGCTTGCGGATCGTCACCGCGCAACTGCTGCGGTCCCGCGTCGCCAGGCAGGCGGGGCGGGACCGCGGCTGGCGCGCAATCGCGGACTATCGGCTGCGCGTGGTGCGGGAGGCGGGGTGAGGGAGTCCCGATGCGGTGATGGTTTTCGGCCGGTTGCGGTCATCCAACCTCCGTCATCCCAGCTTTCGCCGGGATGATGGAGGAAAGAGGACTCGGCGGCGATCGATCGCGTCAGGCCGGGCTGAGATAGTCCTCATATTCGGCGGTGATCTTGTCCATATATTCCGACACCTGATCGTTGGCGTCGGATTGGGCTTCCTGCTCCGACATGCCGCTGGTCTTGTCGTCCGCCACGATGGCGGCGCGGAAGGCGGCTTCCTTGTCGCCGCATTTCGCCTTTAGCGCGGACTGGAAATCGCCCAGCGCCAGCTTCTTTTCGAGGGAGGGCTGTATCTGGGCCGAAAGGCATTGGGAATAAGCCTTGCGTCCCGCGCCGACGGGGTCGGCCGCAGGCGCGGCGGCAAGCATCATCACCAGGGGAACTGCAACAAACATCGGAACCTCTCCACAGCCTGATTCTGGCACGGGTTAACGAAAAGGAGAATGCGCCATGGGCGTCGAAAAAGGAAGTGCGTTTCTGCTCAAGGTCGGCGATGGCGGCGCTCCGCCAAGCTATGCCACCGTGGCGGGGATGCGCACCACGCAATTGTCCGTCAATGGCGAGGCGGTGAACGTCACCAGCAAGGACAGCGGGGGCTGGCGCGAGTTGCTTTCCGGCGCGGGCGTGCGGTCGGTCAGCGTGTCGGCGGCAGGCATCTTCACCGGATCGGCGGCGGAGGTCCGCATCCGCAACCATGCCCTGTCGGGCACCATCGACGAATATGAACTGAGCTTTGAAAGCGGGGAGCGGATGCGGGGGCGGTTCCTGGTCACGCGGCTCGACTATGCGGGCGACTATAATGGCGAGCGCAACTATGCGCTGAGCCTGGAAAGCTCCGGCCCGGTGGTGTCGCAATGAGCGCGGCGGCGAACGAGGCGCGGGGCGAGGCCGCGCTGGAACTGGGCGGGCAGGTGCTGACGCTGCGCCCCAGCTTTGCCGCGCTGGTGGCGGCGGAGGAGGAAGTGGGGCCGCTGTTCGAACTGGTGGAACGGGCGGCGGACGGGAAGCTGTCGCTGGGTGATATGGCGGCGCTGTTCTGGCATTGCCTGACGGATCGCGGCGGCGGGCTGACGCGCGAGGCGCTGGGCGAGGCGATCTTGGCGCTGGGGCTGGCGAAGGTGACGCCGGTGCTGCGGACCATATTGCAGCAGATATTGGCGGGCAAATGAGCGCGGCGACGCGCTTCGCGGAGCGCGCCGCGCGGCTGGCGGGGATCGCGGGCTGGCTGCTGGGATGGCGTCCCGACGAGTTCTGGCGCGCGACGCCCGCGGAACTGGCGGCCGTGCTGAAGGCGGCGCGGGGCGAGGACGGGCCGGAGGCTGGCGTGGACGCGGGCGATCTGGAGCGGCTGCGCGCGATGATGCCGGATCGCTGAGGCCGGGCAACAGGGGAAATCCGATGGAAGAGGAAGTCGACACGCTGGTCGTGCGCGTGCGCGCCGACACGCAGGGGCTGGCGCGCGATGTGGAAGCGATGCGCGCGGGGATGGAAGGGCCGCTGGCGGCGGGCGCCGAACGGGCGGGACGGCGGATCGAGCAGGGGCTGCTGGGCGCGGCGCGGACGGGCAAGTTCGGCTTCGAGGATCTGCGGCGCATGGCGCTGTCGGCGCTGGACGATATCGCCCGTGGCGCTTTGCGATCAGCGATGGGATCGATTGGCGGTGGAGGCGGCGGCGGGTTGCTGAATGTAGGGGCTTCGCTGATCGGGTCGGTTCTGGGCCTGCCGGGGCGGGCGACCGGCGGGCCGGTGGGACCGGGGCGCGCCTATGTGGTGGGCGAGCGCGGGCCGGAACTGTTCGTGCCCACGGCGAGCGGGCAGGTCGTCGCGCATGGCGGCGGCGCGCGCGACGTGCGGGTGAGCATCGCGGTGCAGGGACGGGGCGACGGGCAGGACAACCCCCGGCTGCTGGCGCGCAGCGCGCGGCAGGTGGCGCGGGCGGTGAGGGGAGCGCTGAACGGATGAGCGGGATCGGCTATTGGCTGGCGAAGGAGCGCGGCGGGCAGGAAACGCGCTTCATGAAGCGGTTCGCGCCGACGCATTGGACGGTGAACTTTCCCCGGCCGATGATGGCGGGCGTGGTGACGACCGCGCCCGATGCCCTGCGGGTGGATGCCGTTTTTTATGGATCGGGCGATCTGGCCGGGCTGATCTGGGAAGCGGAGGACAAATGGAGCCACCCGCTGCTGGCTTATGAAACGGCGCGGGATTTCCGCGATTGCGTGCTGCGCTTTCGCTGGCGGAGCGGTGGGTTGAGGCGGCTGGACCAGACGCATGGGCCGACGCTGACCATCGAGGGACGCGATGGGGAAGGGCAGGCGCGGTCCTGGTATGTGCGCTTGTGGAACTATGCCAATGGCGATCCGGAAGATGCTGAAATCGTGCTGGACTTTTCCGGCATGGAAGGCGGGTTCCTTCTGCCGGACGAGGCCGATCCGGTGTGGGCTGGGGATATCGACCGGATGTTCGTTTCGCTCGCGCCGCCCGATTATGATGCGGGCGATACGGTCTTTGCGACGGGCGTGGAAGGCTGGGCGGAGTTGTCCGGCATCAAGTGCGATGGGGCCGGATCGGTGCTGGCGGTGGGCGATGTGGTGGTG